TACTGCCCCCGCTCGTTGCAAGAGTTTATATCTATTGTACGGGAGGTACAAGACGATGGAGATTAAAGATTCCGGTGGTGAAAAATTAAAACAACTTAGCATGAATCTAAGTACCGATAAATACGAATGTCCAAAGTGTTGTACAACATGGCATAGGGTAAGACATATCATCATTGAGTGGGTGGAAGAAAAAAAGGAAGGCAAGGATGAGGAAAAGTAAGGAGGGAGAATAATGAACCGGGCAGAACGTAGACGAGCCGCCAGAAAAGGTATCACCGCTAAAGACCTACACGCTATCACGCAGGAGGAAGGTTTAAGAGCTACACGGTTCGCTGTAGATGCTTACTCCGTAGTCGTGGCGATGGTCTTGTATGATAAATTACACTTCGGTAAAAAGAAAATCATCATGACTCTTAAGCAGATTGAGGACTTATTCGATTCGGTCAATGAAGATTATCTCACTATCGAAGATATGAAAACCGTTCTAAGTGAAGAACTTGGAATTGAATTTAAGGAATAACACAAATAACTTAAACAAGGGGGTGAAAAATTGCAATACATTATTTTGAATAATGATAAAACTCCTGCTGAGAAACTTACAGATGGCGGTCATGCATTAAAAGAAGTTGAGGGGTTTGATAACGTAGGTGTACTCGTCCCTTCTCCTTACATCGTTTTAGATTTTGACACAACCTCAGATGCTGAAATCATGCTAAAAATCGTACAAGATTTAAAAATTAAATGCTTAGTTATGAAAACAGCAAGGGGCTATCACTTTTGGTTTAAGAGTGACAAGCCATGGAAGAATTTTAAAAAGACACGACTTGCTATTGGCATATACGCAGATTGTCGGTCATATGGAAAGCTTTCCTATACTGTAATTAAGAAGGATGGTGAATGGAGAGAATGGCTTCAAACCTTCCCTGATAATGAAATTGAAGAAGTCCCTTGTTGGCTTTGCCCTCTTTCATTTAATAAGTATAGCTTTAAAGGTATGAAAGACGGAGATGGTCGCAATCAAGATTTATTTAACTATATACTTGTTATGCAAAGCAAAGGCTATACAAAAGAGCAAATTACAGAAACAATTACTATTATCAATAATTATGTGTTTGCAGAGCCGTTGTCGGAATTGGAGCTTAATACAATTCTTAGAGATGAATCTTTTAAATCAGCTGAAGAATTAGCCGATAGTCCTAATTCAACATGGTTTGATGAAGATGGAAAGTTTCAACATAATATATTTGCTGAATTATTGGTCAAAAATATGAACATTATTACTGTAAATGAAACGTGTTATGTATATAAAGATGGCTACTATCAGCGAGCGGAACGTGCCATTGATAGAAAGATGGTAGAACTTTATCCAACTATTCGCAGAGCACAGCGAATGGAAGTTACTGATTATATTAAGATTTTAACTTGTATGAAGCCAGATGACATCCAAAAACAAGAGTATATCATCAATTTAAAGAATACTCGGCTTGACCTTCGTTCGGGTAAAACCCTCCCCTTCGACCCATCAGTTATTGACTTTTGTCGTATACCAGTAACTTATAATCCGGATGCTTACTGTGCTGACCTCGACAAGACGCTTAATAAAGTATTTAACCATGACAGACAAGTTATTGATTTATTTGAAGAAATGGTTGGATATATGCTTATAAAGAATTGCCGTTTCCGTAAAGGATTTTTATTTTACGGTAGCGGCAGTAACGGGAAATCCACTATACTCAATTTATTGAAAAAGTTTATTGGTGAGGAAAATTGTTCAACAATTGAGATAGAAAAATTGTCCGACCGATTCAAGACAGCCGAGCTTGAAAATAAGCTTGTAAATATCGGGGATGACATCAATCGCAGGGATATTGTAGACACAGGGACAATTAAGAAATTATTTACCGGTGAGAGTGTAACCGTAGAGCGTAAAGGGCAAGACCCATTTACTCTCAAGAACTACGCAAAGATGATTTTCTCTTGTAACGACATTCCTCGTATCGCTGACAAGACATATGGTATGTATTCAAGGCTTATGCTTATACCATTTACAGCAAAGTTTACAGCAGCTGATGAGGATTTTGACCCATTCATTGAAGATAAGATTACAACTGATGAAGCACTTTCCTATTTATTAAATATAGGACTGCGTGGGCTTCGAAGGCTTCTTCATAATAATCATTTTACTCAATCAGAAGTAGTAGCCGATGCTCTTGAGAACTATAAAGTGGACAACTCTACCGTTCTCACATGGATTATTGAAGAAGGTATTACTACCAAACAGCTTTTGAGTGATACGACCGATAAACTCTTCTCCGATTACAAGGATTGGTGTGCCCGTAGCGATATTAAATATGGCGCTTCAATTCGTACTTTTCATAAAGAAATTGAGGACAAATATAATTTTGAACGTAAAAGGGTTAGAAATGCAGAGACCGGCAATAAATATAAATGGCAATTTATTGTGAAATTAGATTGAAGGAGAAATGAAATTATGTGCAAATGGATTCCGGTGAGTGAAAGATTACCTAAAGAAGGTGAAAGATGCTTAATATATCCTGTTGATGGCGATGTTGAGACAGCTATTTTTGAGCATGGGGAATGGATGGTATGGGACTTTTTAATTGATATTAACACTGTTACTCATTGGCAGCCACTTCCTGAACTACCCCAAAATAAAAGACCCTCAGAAAATTTTAAATTACCTGATTTTTTAACGAAGCAACAGCAAAATGATGTAGTAAAGGCAATAAAAAGTGGAACCCCCATAATTATAAGCGGTAAACAAGGACCCACTGGTAAAACTACATTAACCAGAATATTAAGAGAGAATGGAATCACTGCTTATGAAGAATGGGAATGTACAAAAATTGTACTAAATAATTCTTCAAAAGATGTGCAAATATAAAAATTGTTGCAAAATGTGTTGCATAAAGGGTTGCAGATTACAAAAATGGCTTAAAAACTTTGTGCAACATTTAAAATTGCAAAATATTTTTTGTTGCATGAACTGTTGCAAGAATCTGCAACAAAGTATTTGCAACAAATGCAACAATTTATGTTGCTGATAAAAAGTTTATGCAACTTCTTGCAACCATTTAACAACACTAAAAAGTAAGTATTACCAATAGTTTATATACTCTAAGTTGCATTATTTATATATAATATCTTTAATTATTAAGTAATTAGATATAGATAGTATATATATGTATAGTGAGAGGGTATAGAAATAATATAAGAGTTTGAGGGTATTTTTTCTGCAATCTGCAACTATTAAAAAAAGAGGTGTATTGAAATGAATGTTATAATGGTAGACCGTGATTTAATCGAAAAAATTAGAGAAGGCTTGAAATATGGCGAAACTAATTATATTTTTATAACAACAGATGGCTCTGAAAGTTTAGAATGTAAAATAACTGAGCGTATTAAGAAAGGACGTAAAGTTAGATGTTCTGAAGATAATATGTGCTTTGATTCAATAACAGAAGCTGCACAATATTATGATTGCTCCCAGCCGGAAATATCAATGGCTATTAAAAATAGGACTCGTTGTCGAGGTAAACATTTTTATTATTGGTATGACGAAGAACACGCTGTGGCATTTGATAAAATTATTACAGAAAAGAATAAAGTGTAAGGAGGCTAAATAATTTATGGCGAAACCTTTTTATGCGGACTATGTGAACCACGCTCTGAGATTTTATGCAAGAAACGAAATACCCCCTGTATTTAAGAGCGTGAGTGACAAGGAGAACTATACCTGCGTAAGCAGGGTGCTTTCAAAAATTAATAAAACCGATGCGGAAATTCTGTGTGATATATTCCGCAGGAACGATACACCTGCTGATAATATTTACGAGGTCAGTAAGGAACGGAATCTCAATCAAGATGTGATTTGGACGATGTTGTCCAAAGTTACATACCAGATTGCAAAAGAAAGGGGTTTAATATAATGAGTAAGGAAAATTCAGTTATTGAAAAAGGTGGAGAGATTGTAACGAAGAAACGTGGTCGAGGTGGTACTGAGAACTTTCCGAGTAGTTTAGCTGGTACCAAAAAAAAAGATGTCCAGAGAATAGGTTCCAATATTCTTAAGTGGTACAAGATGCCAAAGGCTGTTACAGATGAAGAGATTGCTGAAAGATTGGATATGTTCTTTGAAACATGTATCGCCAACGGAGAAGTCATGACGGTTGAGAAAATGAGTTTGGCTTTGGGATATGATAGAAAGACTTTGTGGTCTTGGGAAACGGGTGGTGAAGGTAGCACACCCGCAAGGCGTAACCTTATACAAAAAGCGAAGGAATTCTTGGCAAGTTTTGATGCAGAAATGGTCACTGAGGGCAAGATAAATCCGGTCACATATATCTTCCGAGCTAAGAACTATTTTGGCTTACAAGACAAGCAGGAATACGTCCTTACGCCAAATAATCCGCTCGGTGATACAAAAGACCCGGCTGAAATTCAGCAGCGACTATCGGAGGGAATTGCTGACGAGGACTAACGACTATCGAGCGACTATGCCAGCGACTATCGAGCGACTATGCCAGCGACTATAAAATATTCATTCTCTCTCAGACGCATTTATTTGCCCTCAGAAGCGATTTTTGTCATCGATAATACTTTTACTCACCTCTGCCATAAAAATTGATTGTAGGGGCAAATAGACGGCTTAAAATCGATTTAAGTACTAACGACTATGCCAGCGACTATGAAAATGGCATGGAAAAACCCGCTTTCAAACACTGAGAGCGGGTCATTTTTCGCCCAATTTTTGACATTTACCCCGGTCAAGCCGTCCCCGTTTGCCGTCCCCGTTTGCCGTCCGGGTTAAGGTTTGCCGGGGTAAATGGGGGTATTTTAGGCAATAGAAAACCGCCCAGTATAGGCGGTTCCCCTTGAGTTTATGCACGCTTGGCGCATTCCAATATAATCATTATTGGTAATGCAAGAATGAAGAATAATCGCAATGTTTCACTCTCCTTTACTTTTTTTTTCTAATATATGCCATCATTGCACCTCCTTCCATTGACAACCTGCCCGGCGGTACACCGGGCAACGCTTGCGGCTTAATGTCCTATTTATAGCCGCCGCAACGGCTTATATTGTTTTATAACTGTATTGCATAACGGTTTTATAACTGTCTATCATTTCAAGCCGTGTTTCATCTTCAGGAATACATGCCCATTCACAAACAAGCTTTTAATCATCTTCTTCAATTTCCTGGTTTGAATATTTCTCTTCATATAATTTTTTAAGCGGCTCAAACTTTTTCTTTTCCAATAACTCTGTATGACCTGTTGTAACGATAGCATCCAGTGCTTCTGCGTCTGTTGCAATCTCCGCATAGTCCCTTTCGCCTTCCCAGTCTGTGCCATGTATCAATACATATTTGCCATCTTTTAGTTTTGTAATACCAAGATGACATCCAGTGCTTCCACAATTAAAGTTTCCGCCATTACAGAAATCAAGGTCATTATTATATTTAACCACTGCCGTTAAATCACCAAATTCATTGACTACTTTTACCATAAAAACCAACTCCTTTTTTTATTTGTTAACAGCGGCCACTGTTTTTTTACTTAAGTATTTTTAGTATAACATCAGTTTTTAGGTGTCTTCTGAATTTTAGCCTTTTTCTGATAACGTAACAAAAAGTTAATACTTTAGACACACTTACGTCTCTAATAACACTATTAAACCCGCTAATAATACCTTTCGGGATAACTGCCTATTTAAAAATAACTATGTTTTACATATGAAAAGAAAATCTTGCCTTTAATGTTCAATTAATCTGCTAACAACAATACAAATATAATTTCTACAAAACCTTTCAACAAAATCAGGGTTTTGTGGATAATACTATAAAAATCTACTGCTATTTTGTAACAATTA